CATCGGCTTTGTCTTTTGTCCAATCGGCCATGTTTCGTTTAAGTTCCTCTTCTGCATCTGCTACTCTGATTTGTCCTAAGATGAGCCCTTTCTTCACTTTTTCGTTTGAAGTCTGCGCTATTAGGTTATCAATGGTAGCTTCCTGTGCTCTGGTATCTACACCGCTTATTTTTTCGGCTTCGGCTTTATTCTTCTCTGCTTGGCTTTCGTTAAGTCTTGTTTGACTCATTACGTTTGCCAATTGTAGAGCCATTCCTTGCGCTTGGAGTCCTACTTCTGTTCCTGTTTTGTTAGGTTGTCCTACTCCGCTGGCTTGTCCTGCTCCGCTTGTGCTTCCGCCTGCTCCACCCTGTCCGTATATAAGGCCAGGGCTTAGCCCTGCGCCTTTTATATGCCGCATAGTGTTTTCATAATTGGTATAATTCCATAAATCTCTTGCCAGTCCTGTGGAATAAAACGCTTGTTGTTTATTTAGCTCCGCTTGGTGCTCCATCAATTGTTTATTCTCTTTGAATTGGTCTTTTTTCGCTTGATTGCCCATTATTCCTTTGGCAATTCCGGCTCCTATACCTATTATTGCTCCTAGCATAATTATTTACATTTTCGCGCTTTCATGTTTGAAAGCGATATTCATATTACTTGATAATAAATTGTAGGTGCGTACTTTCGTGTATTTTCCGGTAATTAAACCGGACAAATACTCCGAAGTGCTTGTTACCTACAAGGCTTTGAAGATACCTCTTCAAACAGTTTAGTTTTCAGAGGGAGAACCTCCCGGTATTCTATCAGGTACATTTCCAAAATCTTCAGGTTTTGGAGTTGTTTCTTTTTTTGCTGCCGTTCTTGTGATTTTATCGTAGGCGTCCATAGCTATATCAAACCTGTCTGTTCGTATATTGTACGCTGGTAGTACACCGTCTTCTTTTGCTGTATAGATAATTGGTGCTGTATCTGTAATCGGTTCTTTGTCTTGGAGGATTCTTGCGCATTTTGTTTCAATGCTTTCGCCCTCGTATATTTCTATCGATTTTAATCTACCGTTGTTTTTTGATGGAAATGAGTATTTCATAATGTTATAATTTTTATAAGTTAGGAATTTGTTTTGCGCTGATTAGACGTCTTACTTTGATGTCAAATTTTGTTTGTACCCAAAAGTTCATGGCGTCTAGATTTGTATCTGCAAAAATGTAATTGAATTTTACTGGGTCTATATAAGTTGTTAAATCTTCAATCTGTTTTTCTGTATTGATTGAGTAGTTACGATTGAGTACCATAAAGCTCTCGCTCATTCCAGGCGCGAAGTTTCCGAACGTCCTGTTTACATTTGTCATGTAGTTAATCCAAGCTACTGTTTTACCTGCGGATGTACGTTTTAAGTCTGGGTCTGCTGTAACGTAGTCTGTCCACCACGCGCGTTCACCGTTTAATGAGTCTTGGTACCCGATTCCGTCTAGTGCTGGCTTGTGCCAATCATCCATTGTTTCTAGGTATGTATCCCAGGTATTTCCCTGTCCGTAGTCGATTCGTGGAGTGATTGAACAGATACACATAATATAACATGGTTCTGTTACTTTGATACGGATATGTCCGCCTTTTTGTCTTCCCGTCGTTACTCCTCGTCCGGCTAGTGTTCCTAGTGGTTCGTCTCCGGATGAACTGTTGCTTATTACTTCTTGGAATACTATTTCTTGGCTTACACCACCTTCGAATGTTGGTGTTTCGCATCTCTCCATATAGTTGCCTCCAGTGTATACTGTTTCTAGCCAGTCACGGTAAGTTCCTCCTGAAACTGCGATTCTGTTGAGGAAGTTGTATACCTTTTGTGACAGGTTTAAGGCGTCCATTGATAGCGTACCGTCTGATACGTCTACGGCACTTGCTTCGTTAATTCCGTTTACGCCCTCTATCCATTCCGTGTTTATCCAGTTTTGATACAAGTCACTGTTGTAGGTTTTTAGACATAATCCGTATTGTGGATCGGATGCGTTTAGTTTATTGTTTACGGCTTTTCTTTTTACGAAGTTAGTGAATGGCATTACACTTTTTGCTGTGTCTGATATATTAAATACGGTATCTCCTGCCGTTAATAGTATTTTATCCCTGATTGTGTCTAGGTTTTCTAGTGGATAATTTTCTAGTGTTATTCTGTTTATTGTTTGTATACTTCGAATATACCACGTTTCCCCCGTTGGGATTTTGTTCGTTACTATTTTTATTGTTTCTCCCTCTACTCCGCTTGTACCTATGTCTCCCGGTGCAAGTATTTCACTTTGTCCTGCTGGTGAGTTTTTTGATACTTTGATTTGTATCTCGTTTTGTTTTATTGTTTTTGGACTTATGGTTATTACTCCTGCGTTGTTTATTCTACCGTCGTTACTTGGAATTACATTCGGATTTACCCTTTTTTCGTTGATTGTTATTGTTAGTTCTTCAGTATTTCCGATAATATAGAAGTTTTCTTCTTGCGTGTTGGCGTAGTAGTTTTTAAAGATGTCGTAGTACGCTAGTATTGGTAATGCGTTTTTGGATACGATTTTTGAATTTGGACCCTCCATGTTTGCAAAACCTCTTATTCCTAGGTATGCAAGTAAACAACTTGGGTTTACTTGATTCCATTGCTCCTCCTCTGTTGCTATAGTGTCGTATAGTTTGTTTAGTGTTACTTTTATTTGTGGTAATTTTACTTTTGCCATATTCAGACCGATTTTTGTTCGGTTGTTATGTAACCAGCTGTTATACAGTCTTACAGGTGCTGCATAGATGTGGTGCTCTAGTTTGAATGACCCGAACAAAGGTCCTGTTGTTGGTTGAGTAAGTACGTTTGCGTCTACGTCGATGTCAAATGTATCACCCTTTTGCCCTACTATACATAGATTTGGCACCAATGTTCCCGGACTCTGTGTGTTTCTTACAATGGTTGACAAGTCATGAGTTGACATATTATACTCATGCAGGCTTACTGACATTTTATTATTGTCACCAATGGTATTTTTACCGATATTCTTTTGAATTGACATAATTTATTTCTCCTTTTTGTTTTTGTTGGTATTCTTTGTTTTTTTTGCAGTTCGTTTTAGTTTTTTCTCGTATTCATCTGCCTCCTTACATGCATAGATCATTGCGGAAATCAGGTTCCAGTCTATGGAGTTGATTCTATCTTCCGCTGCTTCTCGTGTAGGAAATTTTTCATTTGTTGCCAAATGTTTGCCAATTACAATCATGTATTCTTTCTCTTCTTGAGTTGTTGGTAATACCTTGAATACGTCTTTCATGTCATTAAATTCTCTTTCCATTTTTAATAGTTTTTAGGATTAATATTAATTTTTGTACTATCAACGCTTGACGTTGATGTTTGTTCGGTCTTTTGCGTTGAGTTTTGATTGTTTTTGCTTACGCTTAGGCTCATTGTACACGACTGCACACATAAGGTCGTAATTATAGCAATGATTGCCGTACTGATAGCTCGAATAATTTCTACCCATTGGTTTCCGGTTATTTTCATGTTTAAAATAATTTAAGTTGTTTATGATTCTTTTTTTTAATCTTTTTTTATCTTTGTCATAAATTTTTTAATCGTAGCAGTGATATCTGTAAATATATTTCGAATAATCTCTGCCCGATGGCTTCCGGTTATTTTCATGTTTCGAATAATCTAAGTTGTTTATATTTCCATTTTTCTAGCTCTTCTATGTCTTTGTCATAAATTTTTTCACACAATAACCTCCTTTCTTTTTTATGGAAGATGTATTTTTTTGTAATAACATCTTCCTCTAGTTCATAGCCATATTTTATTGTATTATTTGGTGTATTGTACCAAATGTAATTTTTTAGTGATTTAAATGTATTAAATAGATTTTCATCTGATGCATATTTTCTATTTTTTTTCGGTTTTTTCATTTTCTTTAGGATATAATTTCCATGATTCTATTACGCATACCAATTTTACTTCTGGTATATTATTTTCCTTGGCTATTAGTTCCGCTACTTTGTATGTCATCGGTCTATTAAAGTTTGTTATGAATATTTTTCCGTCTTCATGTGTGTAAACTGCTGAAAATTTTGTTGCTGCCATAATTAATGTGATTTTTTTTGTTACAATGATAGATGATTTCTTTTTTTGTTCTACAAAATTAAAATTTATTCTTTTTTTTCTTTGTGTTAAAGAAATTCTAAGTTTTCATATTTACCTCCTTTCTTATTGACACTACAAATATAATTGATTTTTTTGACTCTGCAAAATTTTCTGATATTTATCTGAAGCTTTTAACCTTTATTAGCAATAGTATCTTTAAGCATGCGCGGCGTTTGAGCGCCGATAGAGTAACAGAGAGCGCGTAGCTCTCCTTAGCGACTAGCACCATAGTATCGGCGAAGCCGCACACCACGACCTTTGGTCGGGTGCACGTCACGCCTTATCCTGTTCTTAAGGTAGTCGCCTCTCGGATAAAGGCACACCTCACCCTCCCGTTATACACCCTTGGCCACCCGGCCTAGAGGTGTTAAATACAGACCCGTGTGATGTTAACACGGTACCCGTTGGACGTGCCCGAGCGCAGCCCTATGTGTAATACTGGTTATAATATAGATTGGCGAATGTATCAATGTCTTTATTAAACTGCTCTTGTTTTCTTTCCTCTTTTTTTCTTTCCTTCTCGGCGACCATAGTCGCTTTAGATTCCGTCCACTGACGTTGTTTTTTGAGCCTGTTAAGGTATTTTCTATCTTCCCATTCTTTGGGATTGTCGTGATACAGTCTTTCACAGCGTTCTCGTTCGCTTACGAGTACGCCCATATATCGTGATTCTTCGGTTTTTAGGTCTATTTTTGTTCCTAGTACGTATATAATTCCTTTTTCAATTTTGTCTAGGAATAGTTTTTCACGTTCTTCTTCTGTAAATATTTTGTTTCTGTAATAGATAGGTAGGTTGAGTTTTCCTCCGTTTCTCATCCGGTATGATTCGTTTGTTTTACCTGGTATATATACATGTCTTTTGGCATCTTCTCGCTTGAGGTATCCTGCTCCTATTCCTGCCGAACAAAGCACCTTTCCTCTGAATTTTGGGTGCTTTTCGTCAATTTTTAACATGTATTTTGTAATGTAGTTTATAGTTTTTTCATTCACAAAATATCCGGTGAATGTGATTCCGTATTTCCAATTGTCCGTTACTTTCTTTCCGTTTCCTAAGCCCCATACTATCCCATGAAGATGTAGTCTTTCTGTTTTCTCGTGTCCTAGTTCTGTGATAAACCAGTGTTTTACGGATTTTCCGGTTAACTTTCGTACTCTTTCTAAGCATAGTCTTATAGCTTTTGTTGCAATATCGTTATTGTCTTTTAACTTGTATTTTTGTTTCAGTTGTTTGTATGATTTATCATCGATTGTTAGTGTCAGGAAATAGGCATTCGGTGTTTGTCTGTTTTCTTCTGACATTCTTACCACCCATTGTCTTTGCTTTTGTTTCCTGCATTCATAACAGTCTCCACAGGCTGCCGTTACATAACGTAGCCTTTCGTCAGGACAAACAGGCGGTACCCCGCCATTCTTTTTTGTTGGTAGGTACCGCTTATTTGGTATGAGTTTAGGATATAGACACATAATTATTGAAAACCTGTTTTACCTACTTTTGCTCCTAGTGCTGCTCCTGCTCCTTTCGAAGCTATTTCGAGCATTCCAAGTACAATGTCTTTGACGAGCTTTTGCTCTTCAATATCTAGACCTTTTTTGCCTAGTTCGTATCTGTTTATTACGTCTTGTGCATAGGCTTCCATTTGTTCTCTTTGGATGATGAGTGCTTTTCCTTTTTTTGTAAGTTCTTCCCATCCTTGTAGAATTTGTGCTGGAATTGCCTTTGCTTGTTCTTCATTGACTTTTCTTTGGCTTCCTTTGAGTAATATTTCAGCCATCAGGTTTCGAAGTGTTAGAGAGGATTCTTTCACTTTATTTTCAATTGTTCTTTCCTTTAACTCGTTGTCGAGTTTCATTCCGTTGATTTCTTCAGCTAGTTTGTCGATTCCTTTTTGTAGGCTTTTGATATTCCAGCGTGTTTCATCGGCTTTGTCTT